TTGTGCACTTTCCGGGGCGGCCGTCGCCTCGGGTGCTGGCGCGGATTCAACTTCCGCTAAGGCTTGCTGGACTTCTTCAGTCATTTCATGTTCCGTAGGAACCCTGGTCTACTGGGCCAGTACAGTTGAATATTACACCTAAAAATTTATTTAGTGTTGATTGGTTTGCAGTAAATCACGCCAGCAGATGAAATCTGGATGGCGCTAACTCGCCACAGACCGCTGGTGTTGATTGGCACTTTGAATGCGATGGGTGTGAACGATGGGATTGGGGTGCTGGCAGTGGTTGCCACAGCGCCTTCGCCCACTTCAACGTAACAGGGTTGGTCGGACCAAACCATGACGCCCTCAGGGCCAGCGGGCCAGCCAGCAGTGTTGGCTGCTGTACCTGTGAAAGATGCAGTTTGGGCAGGAAAACCTGCTTTGGTGAGAGCGTTGAGAAGTTCCATGATGGTTCCTTTATGCCAAGAATTTTAGTTTATACAGCACAGAAAGGTAAAGCCCGACGATTTCGTCAATGATGTTCTGGATTGGGGTGTCATTTTTCTCCACCACCTCGTACCGCATACCTTCAATGTCTTTGAGGGACTGCTCCAGAAACTCAATGATGTTGCCGTTCTTCTTGGCGCTCATCAGGCTGATGGGTCCAATTAGACCATGACGGCCTTGGTACGCCTCGGCAAACTTGTCGGCCAAGTCAATCACCTCGTCGTAAAACGTGTTGAGCGCCATGTGCTTGGAGAAACTGCGCGTGTTCAGATGCACCGAATGGGCCACGTCGCGGGCCAAGAACAAGACACCCATGAAGTTGGCGGCGGTGCTCATTGCATAGCTCCTGGTTGCATCTCTGGCTGCATTTCGGGCATTTCACGTTGCTCGGTCATCATGACCATGTTGTCGTTGCTCTCCATCGCAGCAGCCACAACGCCCATAGCGATGTCTTGAATCTGCTGCTCGGTCATGCCGGCTTGCACGGCGCTAATGCGCTGCGTCTCAGCCTGGTACGCCTTGATCTCGGCCTCAAACTCCTTGATCGACAGATCACGCGCTTCCATCGACTTCTGCACGTTCTGCAACATGCCGGCCATCTGCTGCATCTCTTGGTTCATGGCCTCCATCTGCTGCTTGGCCGCTGCCAGTGCCGGGTTGTCCTCGTCGTCGCCAAGGATGGCCGGATCGATCACCTTGGCAAAGCGTTGCGACATTTCCTGAGCGCCCGGCCAGTCCATGTTCTTGACGAACAGGTCGCCAGCCACACGCCAGAGGTCTGGGTTGCCTTGCAGTAGCTGGGCCATTGCTTCAAGCGACTCTTGGCGCTTGGTGGCAAAGCCGGGGCCAGTGATGACCATGACGTCGTACTTGCCGACGCCGGGGTTGTAGATTTTCTCGACCACGATGCCTTGCTCGTTGACGATCTTTTTGACCGGCTCGGGCTGCATCGGGTTGATCTTGACCATCTTAGACTGGCCGTCCTCGCCGACGATGCGGGCAATGCGCTGCGTGTCGTAGATTTTCGGGATCAGGTCGATCAGTTGCCGGCCGATGTAGCGGATGAACCGAGCGTAGTTGTCCACGTAGTGGTACGTGCCGGTGTCCGACTCACGCTGACGGGCTAGGATGGCCTTGCCGCTGCGCTCGTTGGACGTCTGGCCCAGCGATGCGTTGTACTGGCCGGTCGTGTTCTTAATGTCGTCAGACGCACCCATCTTGGCTTGGATCAGGCCAGTCTGCGGCAGCGGCGGGGCTGCGCGCTGGGGCAGCGGCAGCACGGCGCCTGCGCCGTCGGTGACGTCTGGGTTGACCTCAAGGTAGGGCCAGTTCTGGGTGTTTGCAGTCTTCCACTGCATCTCGTAGCCCTCGAACTGGCCGCCGTAGCCGATGAACGGTGCCTTGGGGGCCAAGGCCAGCATCTCAGCTTCTTGGCTCGTCCAGTAGTTGTACATGCGCTGCGCGTCTTTGGCGTTACGCACGAGGCCGCTGACGTACAGCCGGCCCTCAACCTCAAACTCGTTGCCCACGCAGCGCACCACCGGGATGTGCGAGCCAGCCCAGTCGGACCGCTCCAGCACCTCGTAGCCGTTGATCTTGAGCCACTTGACCTTCTTGCGGTCAGACGGGCGCGAGCGCAGGGGCTTGCCGAACTGCATCCGCAGCATCTTGTCCTCGGGCGTGCCTTGGAACGCTGTGACGTTGCCGGGGTACAGGTTGAGCGTCTCTTTGGTGTTCTCGATGTAGAAATACTCGGCGATACGCACCGTGTTTTCGTTCATCCACTGGCTAAAGCCTTGATCGCCCACACCCAGCGTTTGCAGCGTGGTGATGGGCGCGGCGTCCGGGTACTGGCGCTCGTACTCGTCCTTGGGGATGTCCTCGGTGATAAAGCACCAGCGGGCGTCGGAGCCGCACGGGTCTTGGATCAGCGGGTCCATGTAGACGCTAAACGAGTTGCGGATGCGCCCGATCTTGATGTCTTGGTCGAACGTGTTGTCGTCGCAGTACTCGGTCAGAATACGGGCGTAGCCCTCGCCGTAAGACACTTGGTTCTCGCAGGCGGTGTCGTAGGCCACGTCGGCGTCCGATATGTACTCGATGTGCCGGATCATGCCGTTGAAGATTTCCGCTACCTCGACGTCAGCGCCGTCGTCGGCCGGGATCACCTTGGGCTGCGGCCTGTTTTGCCGCTGCTCGTTGGTCACCTGATGGACGTGCTGCGGCAGCTTGTTGATGGTCAGGCACGGCCTGGCGTTGATCGTCTGGCCCTGCACCGCACCGCGAGTAGCGAGCACGTCGGCCGGCCACTGCCAGTGGTTGTCGGGCGAGCCTGCGTAAAAACGCAGGTCGTCTAGCTCGTCCTCACGCGACTCAGACAGCGCAGAAATCGCCATGTTCAGGCGGCTGCGGGCCGTCGAAAGCACCTCGGAGTCGCTCTTGTCCTTGGCCGAGCCGCCTTCGCTGACCGCGCCAGCAGCGGCGATTCCTGTGTAGTCCATGATTACTTAATCTTGCTCAGAACCTTGGCAACGGTCGCTTTGACGTTGTTGCCTGCGGGAATGCTACCGTGGCAGCCCATGCCGGGCATCTTGGAGTACGTCTCCTTGTTGCGGTCGGGCATCCCGCCGCCGGACATCTTCGGCTCACGGGCGTTGAGTTTGCCAATGGGTGCAAGGATTTTGCTCATTTTTTGCCTTTAAAATTTACGCCCACACGCGATGCGGGCTACTTACTTGAACCGCAAACGGCGTCAGTGTATCACTCTGAGGCCCACGGACATTGACATGCCAGCCGGGCAGCGCAGTCATTACTGGCTCCTCGTCTGTGCCGCCTGTGCGTTCGTAGATGACGCCAATGGTGTCAACGCTGCCTTCGTATCCTTCCATCGCAGTAGTGGCTTGGACTTCGCTTGTGAACTTCAGGTAATAGTCCATGATGTGTCCTTAAGCTGTGATGGCCTGCAACTCGCTGTTGGCAAGGCGGCGGGGGTAGTAGACGATTTGACGGATGTGGCCGTTAAACTGGTTTGTAGTGCCACTTGATGAAGTCAAAGAAACCTGATTTACTGATGGAACAGTCCCTGATGTATCAACTGTTCCAAGTGTGCCGTTTGTCGCTGCTGCAAAGCTATTGGCTTGGTAGGCTCCAGCAATTTTAAAAGCAACGTTTGCCACGGGTGTTGGGCCACTAACTGATGCTTGGGTCACTCCGCCATCAATCACAATAAATCTGGTCAAGGGTGTATTTGAAACACCAATTGCAATAAGATTTGAGGAAGTTCCGTTGTTGATGGCAAAGAAGTAGTCGTTATTTGACAAACCCATCCAATCAGCTTGGCCGTACAACGTCCCCTCAGTCGCGTTATACCAACTACTGAAGTTTGTCCCCGTCATCACTGCCACATCAGCCGCACGGGTCACTTGGCTTGCCACTGTAGGGATGTAGCTGGTGGCAAAGGCTCCAACCTCCTGCTGCGCAGCCCAGATGAAAATGTCTGCTGTGCCAGTAGTGGTTCCTAATGTAAAAGAGGCAGCAGTTGCGCCAGCGGCTGTTGTCACCGTAAGAGATATTCGCTGCCACGCAGTGCCAATTGTGTTTCCGGGGCCGATTGTGTTGTTCCCGCCTGTCTCCTGAATTCGCAAACATACGTTTGATGCCGTGCCAGTTTTTGCTCGAACATACACACTTACTGTGACTGCCGAACCCCCAGTTATAGATGGCCCAGCTGTGTATAGAGCTGCATTCGTACTGATTCGGCTTGTACCGCTAAGTCCGTCCACGCCAAGTGCGGTCATTGTCCCATCAGGGGCAGTTGCAGCGTTGGCAGTCCAAGTCGCTGCCGTTCCTTTACTCCAGCCAGTGCTTAAATCTGTGCTGTAGAGCAGCAGATTCACTCGCTGCTCCTCAATCAACAGGCCCAGCGGGGCAAGCGTAGTGGGGTTGTAGTCAAACCGTGGTGCGTCGATGGCAGCCGTTTGGATCAGCCCGTCGGAGCCGGTAAACGTGGCTGTGGTGCTGCGCGTGAAGGTGATGCGGGGGTCGAGGGTTTGTGCTCCAGCAAATTGCAAAATTAGTGAGGGCGACAGCCTGCTCAACAAGTTTGAGCCACCCAGTGTTACGTGTGGTGATACGCCTAGCGAAACAGCGTTTCTAACGCCAAGGAAACTCATTTTTTACCTTTCATGGCCGGTTTTTTAGCGGCTTCGCGCTTGACCGAGTAGGCAATTGCCACGGCTTGGGCTGGTTTTTTGCCGCTGGCAAGCTCGGCCTTCACGTTCTTGCGGAAGGCTTCCTTACTAGCAGACTTGACGAGCGGCATTACTTGCCCTTCTTGGCCGACTGCTTAAACGCCTTGTTGGTCGGCGCGCCAGGCGAGCCGGGCTTACGCATCTTTTCGCCCGAGCCTTCTTTGATGCGCTCGCGCTTGGCGTGGATGTTAGCGTAGAGTCCGGGCTTTTTCATGTCAGCACTTCCATCGTTTAAGTGATGCCTTAGCGCGCTCGGCGTCGCCTTTGGCGTTCTTGACGACCCCTTCCATGCGGGCACAGAAGCTCGCCTTGCGGCCAGCGTCCGCCTTGGTCTTGGGGCTGGGTGCCGGCGGCTTGAGGTTGGAGCCGGTGGCTGCGTTGTACTTGGCGCGGCCCTTGGCGGTCAGGCCCGCGCCTTTGCTGACGGGTAGCTTCTCGCCCCGTCCAACGCTAAGAGACACGCTTTTTTTCGCCATTCAAGCACCCATCCAACTCGTTGAGACAGTACCGTAGCCCATTGACCGCGCGGTGCGCTGCTTGTCTTCGCGCATCTCGCGGTGCGCCACAGGAAAGGCAAACGTCAACGCTATTGCATCGGCTGCGTCGGGGCTTGCCAAACCACGGGCTTTCATGTCCTTTTTGGACTCTAGGTAGATCGTACCACGAGAATCGGGCTTCATCTTAGGCGAAATCAGGTCAGACTTCAAGAACCTGTCGTTGGGCACGCTCGCCGACTTGAGCCAGTCGCGCATCTCACCCCAGATTTCCGCCCTCTTGTTGCCGTACATGATCGGGTTCTTGGCCTTGTTGCCGAAGTTCACACCCCTGATCTTGTACCGCTGCTCCTTGAGCCGGTCCACGACCCCTGCCCCTAGCCCGCCCTCGTCGATGTTGACGAGCGTCGGCTTAAACTCTTCGATCGCGTCGATGACGTGCCCGACCACCGTCATGGTGTCGTCGCCCCGATGCCTGATCAGCTTCAAAATGTCCCGCCCTTGACGCACGGCGATGACAGTTGCGTCCGCCCCGAACCGCGCCGGGTCCACGCCCACCACGATCGGCGCCGATTCGTCCTTGTAGGGCTGGCGCTTCATCGCCGCGTCCACGATGCCGATGCTGATAAACTGGTCGTCGCCCTCGTTCGGGAACTGACCGTACACCTCGACGTGCGCTTGGCTGCTGTCGGGCCCGTATTCCGCGATGATCTGCTCGTAGACCTGCTTGTCGGTGCCCTCGACCGTCCTTGCATCCACGATTTTCGACTTCCAGAACTCGCGTTTGCTGTTAAACGCCTCGTAGAAGTACCCGGTGTTGCGGCGCGGGTTGGAAAACGCCAGCCAGAAGCGATTCGGCGTGTTTTCCGTGAAAAAACCGCTCGTCACGGCCCAGATTGAGTCGTCAATACCCGACGCCTCGTCAAAAATCACCATCACGCCGTCGAAGTTGTGCACGCCAGCGTAGGCGTCGGGGTTTTCCGCCGACCACAACCGCCCCTCGACGCCCCAGTAACGGGTGCCTTTTCGCAGATCGCGCTCGACTAGCTCGGTCAGCCACTTGGCCGGCATCAGCCGCGTGGCGCTGACCTCGAACCAATGGCTGTTGATCGACATCGCCAGCCACTTTGTCAACTCGGCCCAGGTGATTGATCTAAGCTGTGACTCTGAGTTAGCCGAGATGATGGTCGTCGAGCCAATCCGCGTAGACAGCATCCAGTCCGTGATCCAACTGACTAGCGCCGACTTGCCAATACCGCGGCCTGAACTGACTGCCAGGCGCAGCACGTCAAAATCTAGACGGCCGCCGTTCTGCTTGATGTGCTCGGCCATAGTCGCGAGCACCTCGCGCTGCCATTTGCGCGGGCCAGTGAAGTGCTCCAGCGGCGTGCCCTTGACGCCCCACGGATACGCGAACATCACGAACGCGAGCGGGTTGTCCTTGATGGCCGGCGACCACAGCCGAGCCATTAGCTCCTGCTCGTCCTGCGCGCTGTAGCGTGTGGTCTGCATTACAGATCAAACAGCGGGCTGACGAGCCAGATGATCACTAGAAATAAGGCGATCCACAGAAGTATTTTCATTGATAGCCTCTACGTCGGTGACGTCCAGTACGCGGCGCTGCGCCTCTTGTAGCGCCGCCGTGATGCTGATCTGCTGGTTGACGTCCACACTGATGGCCTGCTTGGCGACCCAGCCGTGGACGTTCTGCAAGATCGCCAGCGCCGCCTTGGCGTCGCCCTGCTGCGCTGCCTGGTGCAGCAACTCGCTCATCTCCATCTCGCCCTCGGCGCGGCCCTTGAGTTCGGCGTACTCCGCGATCTCGTCGAACTGCTTGAGTAGCTGGTACTCCTTGGGCAACATGCCGGCGGCCAACGCGAGAGCGTCGCCCTTGAGGCCGCGCTTGGCAGCCTTGTATATGCGATGGAGCCGATCCTCAGTCGCACGCAACTGACGCGGCTCATACGGCAAAGTCTCGAACATGCGCGGAATATACCAAAAATTTTTGAAAAAAGAAAAAAGTTTTATCGGCCCCTCCGCTGCTGTGACCTTCACCCCGTCGGCCCCCTCCCCCCTCCCCCTCCCCCCTCCCCCCCCTGGTCGGCGGTCGGGCAGGCGGTCGGGCAGGTGGTCGGCCGGTCACGGGCTTTGGGTCATTTGGGTCATTTGGGTCATTTGGGTCAGTTTGTCATGCGACTCAGGGTCGATCGGCCGGCCAGCACCTGGCCGCGCAGGCTTGGGTCATTTGGGTCATGACCGGGCCATGACCCAGATGACCCAACAGTCATGGGCCGCGCAGGCTTTGGGTCATTTAGGTCATTTTGTCATCGAGTTGAAATCGCTCGACCCCCTTTGGGGCTGCTGGCGACGCCGGTGCAGTCGAGGCTGTACACCATACTGTATACAATATATCTATCTCTTTCTAGACCATACACTAACATGACAAAATGACCCAAAAGCCCCGTTTTCTCTGTGGGCGCGCTTGGGTCACTTCGCCCCGCAAACATGACAATCCCTAACCGCACACTGACCTAATCCCGACTAAATTGTAAGGGTGTTGCATTGTGTAAAAGAATCCTTTATGATCTCGCACATGGCAACAACGCCATGCAATAGAGTAAAGGCAAACCATGAAAGCACTAGGTTACATCGCATACGAAGGCCCGTCCCTGATCGACGGCGCGCCCATTGTCGTAATCGTCAACAAGCTCGACGGGTCCGACAACGCTAAGACTGGCGCGATCGTGCAGTCCTTCATCATTCGCGCCGACGTCGCGCCCGTCGAAGCCCTCAAAAACGGCGCCGACGAATCCATTTGCGGTGACTGCCCGCACCGGCCGCTACTGGCAAAGCAAAACGGTCAGGCGCCGTGTTACGTTAACGTCGGTCGCTCGGTCCGGTCAGTCTATGAAGCATACAGGCGCGGCCGCTATACCCGCGCCGATGCTGCAACCATTGCCAAAGCCCTAGCCGGTAAGATCGTGCGCTTGGGCACTTATGGGGACCCGGCCGCTGCGCCAGTGACAATGTGGGCGCAAATCACCCGCTACGCGACCGGCCGTCGGGGCTACACTCATCAGTGGCAAAGGCCCGATTTTGATGCGGCCGCATGGGCGCCCCTTGTGATGGCATCGGCCGACACAATCGACGAAGCTGCGCGGGCTAACTTGTTGGGCATGCGGGTTTTTCGTGTCAGTATCGGGCTTGACGTACAAGCGGGCGAGGCCTCATGCCCGGCATCGGCCGAAGCGGGCAAACGGTCGACGTGCGCCAAATGCACCCTATGCTCGGGCACGTCGATACAGGCGCGCGATATCGTGATTGCGGACCATGCGTCCGGCCATAAACGCCGGGTGATTGCGATCGCGGTCGTCTGATTTTCAGTAGCATGGCCCGATCGGGCTATGCTGCGGACAATCCGTCCGGCCACAGTAGAGTAAACGCCATGCAAGTAAATCAAACTCTTACCATGCACCTATTCGGGCGCCCCGAGCGGGTTCGCATTCTCGCCATTCGGCGCGCCGGGACCGTCGACGTCGAGCGCCTATCGGACGGCCGGTGCTTTCGGGTGAGTGGACTATGAGCGCGCACCGTGAGCACTACAAACCGGCGCCGGTGCAGCGCCCCGAGCCGGTCCGGGACGTGTTGACGGCCCTGGCCATTGGGATAGTGCTGGCCATGCTGGCACTGGCCTATTTTGACATCCTATGGCCATGAAAACCAAAGCCCAACGCCAAGCCGACTGGCTGGCGCAATTCACCGACGCGCTGCTAACCCGCGTACCGCGCCTGGCCGGCCGCATAGACTGGGACGCGGCCCGGTACTACTACCTACACGGCACGCCAGTAGCGGATGCCGTCGACCAGTACATCATCGCAAGGAACATTGAAACATGATCACCATTACCCACAATCGCGCCACTTTCACTGTCAAGCCCGAAAACGCCGAACCGACGCGCGAGCTACTAGCTCTGATCGATAAGAGCAAGGGCCGCAAAGGGCGCAAGCTCAAGCGGGAGACGGCCGTGCGGCGTCAGTATCCGGTTTTCACGCCGGGTATGAGCACGGCCGAATACGTGCGCCGATACGCGGCCTTAAACACCCCTTTGATCCCGGTCACATACGAGCACGCGGACCGGCCAGCGGCCATGTTGGACCCGTCTGTCCCGGAGGTTGTATGCGAACAATAGGCCACCTGCACCGCTTTGGCGAGATCGAACTGGACTGCACCCTTGAATACGACCCCGGTCAGACGGCTGATGAGATCAACCCGCCGTTTCCGCCGGCCGCGTACCTGACTAGCGCGAGGGTCGGCGGCGTTGATATCCTGCCTTTGCTCGGAAACGATCTAATAGGTCAAATCGAGGAAGGCGCGATATGGTCGCAGGATTGATTGCTGTTACACTAGTGGCACTGCTAGTGGTCTTCCTCGATCTCTAACGCAGTTGCCCTTCAGGCCCGGCCTTACCAGCCGGGCCTTTCTTTTTACTTCACCCGCACCATCGCCGGCGCTGGCGTGTCCTCGCACAGCCGGCGCAGGTCCGACTTAGTGTGATCGACCATCGACGGGTGACAGTACACATTCTTTTTGCTCGGGTAGTCGCCCGACGCCAGCCGCCCGAGGTTGACCCAACCGGCCTCTTTAAGCGCGTGTAGCAGCGCGGCTTGGGGCACTTTGACCCCAGACGGCGCCGAGCCGGCCACGCGGTCGCAAAGGGCGTGAAAGGGCGAGCCAACAACGCCCCTAGCGAACTCACCCCGACGCGCGCGCATCATCTCGACCAAGTAGGACTCGGCGATCGACATGCCATGCTCGACCAGGTTCGCTTTGAACTCAGTCCAAGCCGGCGCGGCGGACGGATTGAACGCCGAGACGTCACGGGCGTGCAGCCAGGCGGCGATCGCCTCATAGCCGCCGGCCTTGTACCAGCCCCACAGCCGCGCGGCGGCGTCCGGGGCCATGCGGGGCGCGGTAGACCAGATCGCGAACCACCGACGGTCTTGCGAATCCAGCGAAATCGGCACGGGGTCATTGGAAAACGCAAGGACAAACATGCGGTTCAGACTGTCATATGGGTGCAGCCCCTTGCGGTTGATCGTGAGCATGTCCGGCGGCGCGGCGATGACGGGCTTGAGCTTGTTGGCAAGGGCGCGGCGGTCCTTGGCCTCGGGTTCTTTCAGTTCGTTCAAGATCAGGATTTCGGACTCCAGCGCGTAGCCCCACTGTGACCCAAGCGTGTCATTGTCGAGCAGCCCCCGGTTTTTCAATTGCGGCCCGCACACGGCCCATATAAACGGCGCCCACAGCGTATCCTTGCCACAGCCCTGATCACCACCATGCAGCACGGCGTGGTTGATCTTGACCTCTGGGTGTTGGACTTTATAGGCCATCACGTCCCAGACGTGCTCGCGCTCGGACGCCTCGGGGATGAGCGCCGCGCAGTGGGCCAGCCAGGGGCTGACGTCGGCGCCGGCATCGGCGTCGATCGGCGGCCGGGCGTCGCGCCAGCGGTTGCCGTACACGTCGCCATCACGCGCCACGAGCACCCCCTCGCCGGCGGCGTAGGTGATGCCGACCAGGGCGCGGGCGCCCATCTCTTGGCGGTTCTCGTCAAAGCAATACGACGCCTCAATCTTGGGCTTCTTGCCGAACCGTGACCGGCACTCGATGTGCCGAAATAGCGCGTTGAAGGTGCTGCGGCTGATCTCGCGGCGGTCTTGCAGGTCAAAGTAGTGGTCGCCTTCTTGGACGTAGCAAAACCGCTTGTACCAGTCGGCCATCGTGGTGCGGCCAAGCTCCTTGCGCTCCACTTCAGCAATGACGCGCTTGGCCTCGTCAGGGAACGCCTTGGTCGGCTCTAGCTTGTCAAGCGCGCCGGCCATCATCGACGCCAGTAGCTCATCACGCAGGCCGGGGGCGTGGGACGGGCCGCCCTGCTCGGCCACCCACGCGAGGAACGTATTGCTGTCCAGATCGATGCAATGGCTGTGCAGGCAGCAGAACGCCCGCATGGACGGGTTGTAGCGCCCCTCCGGGTTGCCGTCGCTGTGCTCGGCACTGTTGGGGCAGATGACGCCGGCCCAGCCCTGCGCGTTGGGCTTGGCCAGCACTAACCCCTGACCGGAGAGCCAGGCCAGCACGTCGTCGGCCCCGTCGTCGGACACGCGGATCGGGCGGTAGGGGTTGGCGCCGGCCTCGGCCGGGGTGACGCCGAGCGCCTCGCATATCTGGGGTAGGGTGAACTGCCGCTCGGGGTGAAACTCGACCAGGCGCGAGGCGAAGCTGTTGCGGCCGGGCTTCATGTTGATAGAGCCAGGCAAGCGGAAGTTGCGGACCGGGTTGATCGCGCCCCGGTCGCTGTAGCCGGCCTCGGCGATCGCTAGGATGGCCGCGCTGTACTCGGCCTTGGTCGGCTGGTCGTCCAGGCCGAAGGCGTAGCCCCACTGGACGCTGCCCTCGCTCGTCTCCATGATCCACGTCGGGGCCAGCGGCGGCGTCTTGGGCGCCTTCTCTGGGTCGCCCACGTCGTCGAGCACCATGCAGAGCACGTACTCGCAGTTGGCGGCCGAGGCGCTGACCTTGCCGTCGGTGAAGCGGTCAACGATGAAGCTGGCGGTGTTGCCGTACCAAGACTGCCCGTCCTTCATTTTGTGCGTGGGCAAGAACGCCGGCCAGGTGGCCTTGACCGCGCCGTCGGCGTGGTACTGCATCTGTCCATCCTTTAGCTGTGGCTTTTGCCTGACAACTAGGAACGTCTCGCCCTCGGGCGCGAGATTTGTGATAAAGTTCAAAAAATCCATCGATTAGCTCCTTTGGTGAAGACGCCCGGCTGCAACCGGGCGTTTTTATTTTCCATACCTTGTCATGATTTCGGCCTCAACGGCCAGCGGGATGCCCTCGGCCCATGCAGGCGGGGAGCACATGATACGCTCCATCTCCTGCTTGACGGCTTCGGGATTGTCTGTTTCAACCACTGCTTCATCGTGAACATGGAGTACGGTCTGTAGGCCGTTTTCCTCGAATTGGCGCAGCGAGTGGCGCAAGATGTCGTTGGCCGTGGCTTGGGTGATGTTCTCGCAAGCAAGCCCTTTCCAAAGGCGCGCTCGGGGCCATTCTGTCGCGTCGGCGGCGGGCTTCCAAGATGCTTTGGCGTAAGTCACCCCATCGCCATCAAGCCGAGCGTAGGGGTAGCATAGCACGCGCCGCGACGGCAGGGCGTACCACAGGTGCTGCCCGTCGAACATGTACGCCACGCGCCCGGCGTAGAACTCATGCCCGACGTTACGCATGGCGCGGGTGTACGCCTCCTCTAGCTGCTGCCAGAAGCGCACGGACCACGGGTTGGCGCGACGCCACGCCTCGACGATGCGTCTGGCCTGCGCCTCCTCGAAGTGCACGCCGTAGGCGCGGCCCATCGCAGCGAACGCGCCCACGCCACCGGCGAAGCCGAGGGCCAACTCCTGCACCTTGCCGACCTGGCGCTGCTCGCCCGTCACGTCGTCATAGGCCACGCTGTAGGTCGCAGCGGCGTTGACCTTGTAGGGGTCTAGGCGCTTGCGGAACACGTCCAGCTTGGCCTCGCCTTGGTCGCTGGCGGCCAGCCACGGGTTGACGCGGCCCTCGATGGCCGACCAGTCGGCGACGACGAGGTGCTTGCCCTTGGCCGGTATCAGTGCGGGCCGGAGCATTCCCCGAAGAACATCCGTAACTCGGCGTCCGTAAGCGGGGACGATAGCGTGTCCTCGGACCATAGCGATTCGAACTGCGTCAGGTTCCTTAGCGCACTTGCGAGTGAAGTTATGCACTTGGAGTCCATAGCTCGATGCACGACCTGTGGCGGCACCCCCAGCGAAGACAAAAGCTCCACGGACTCGACAATCCTCGTCGTCTGCCAGGTCTGCCATGCGGCTGAACTTCGCAACCGATGACGCCCATAGGTCGTCGGCGCACTGTATAACCTCGGCGACAGCGGGCGGTATCTCATCGGGGTTCTCCATCGCGAGCAGGTTGGCCCGCACAGTCTTGTCAATCGAATACTTGCCGTTTACCATCATCAGCTTCTTGGCCTGCCCGCCGACGCGCTCAAGCACCCACTCGCGCATCTTGGGCGAGCGCACGCTGGTGATGTCGCCATCAGTCAGCTCGGCCACGCGCTCCTCGATCTCGATCAACTCGTCGTGGGCGTAGCGCATGGCGGCCTTGGCGAGCGCCACGTCCACCAGCACGCCACGGTCGTTGATGCGCTCGTTGACGTGGTAGTCGGCAAGCTCGTCCTCAGACAGCGGCCGCATGGCCTTGGAGACAGCCCGCATGGCGCGCACGTCGGCCTCGCAGTAGGCAACCATCTCGGCCATCAGGCCGGCGTCCTCGCGGAACTTGCCGTCAGCCTGCGGGATCGACAGCAAGCGGATCAGTTGCGCGCCTCGGTGGTCCTTCTTCATGGACGCACTGGCGAAGCGCCCCACGTCCTCAAGGCTGCCAGGCGCGCAGTTGGCTCGGGCCTGCGTGGCGGTGCAGTAGAACTGCTCCAGCCTGAACGGCACTTGCAGCACGTAGGAGAAGATCAGCCGCTCGAAGGCGGCGTTGTGAGCGTAGATCGGCCCCTCGTGGCGCCGCACAGCCTCGGGGAAGGGCTGGTCGGGCGTCCAGGTGACGACCTCGCCGTCATCGAAGGCGTAGGACATGCACAGCACCTCGGTGCTCATGTCCTGCGCGTAGTTGTAGACGCCTTTGGCGCCGAGGTCAACCCGGCTGCGCGTCTCGAAATCGATCCAAAGGATCATAAAAAAGGCGGGGCCAGCCCGAAAGCCGGCCCCTGTTCTCAATCAGGCCGCACGACGACGACGGCCAGCCGCAGGCGCGGCCTCAGCAGCAGGCGCAGCCTCATCAGCCTCGCCGTTCATGCTGACCCACTCCACGACCTCGAACACCGGCGTATAGATACGGCCGTAGCTCTTGTGCGTGTAGTGGTCCTTGCCCAGCTTGACGACGGGCACCGGCTTGGACTGGTCCTTCTCGACCTGCGCGGCGATCTCCACAGCCAGAGCCTGCACGGCCTTGCGGCCGCCGACGCTGGTGGTGGTGAACCGCGCTTCCATGCCGGCGTCTTCGCCGCTGATGCACTTCAGGCTCAGGCCCGTCTGCGGCTCCCAGCCCTTCTTGGCGCCGTGAGGCGCGGCCTCCAACTCAGGCAGAGGCTCGGTGACAGGCACCAGCTTCTCGCCAAGCACCTCGCCGTCGCCCCAGGCGATGAAGCCGTGGACGAAGGAGAAGGGATTGACAGCCCAAGTTGCGTCGGCCTCGGCCTCGGTCTGGTCAGCGCCGAAGACCCAGTGCCCCGTGCGGTCCATCTTGATGATGGCCGTGGTCGAGGCACCAACGTCGGTGGCGATGCTACGCAGCGCGGTGGACAGGGAAGTGACGGAAGGCAGGTTAGCGCCAGAGAACTTTACGAGATTAGACATGTGAACTCCATTACAGTTTAGAAAGGGCTTTTGACAGCCCGATGAACGACTGCACCGCTGGCCGGGGGTCATCCTCCGGGGCGAGCGTCGTACCTGACGACTCGGACTTGATCAAGTCCTCGGGCAGTTCGCTAAAGCGCTTTTTGAGCGCCTTCTCGGCCTGCGCCGGGGACATGATCGTAGTCTCGACGACGACAGATTCTTTCAGACCCATGTCGAGCAGCGCCTGCTTGGCTTTGCTCTCATCGGTCCACTTGCGTCGCGCTTGCTTCTGGACGATCTTGACGCCGGGCACGTTAACGCCCTTCTCAAGCATCCCAAAAGCCAGCGCACGCAAGTCTTTAATCCATTCTTCCAAGAGGTCGGCATTGTGCAGATACCGGCCAAGCATGTCAACATCCAAGTTGATCAATTGCTGCTTGAGCGCCCGATCGACAGCGCCGGTCATCTGCGGGCAGATCGGCTTGGCCGCGCACCAGCGGCAGTGGTCGCCCTGCGCCAGCGGCGCGTCATCGCGCAGCGCGGTCTTGACCGCAGACACCAGCTCGTGCTCGAACTGCTTGATGCGGCCCACGGTCGTCACCCAGCGCCGCACGACGGGCGGCTGCACGATGATGCACTCGATCTCGGTGGCGCCCTCGAAGGCCCACTTGAGGTCATCGGTACGCATGGCCGCTGCCGCGTAGAACATCAGTTGCGCGTTCTCTACAGCATCGACAACAACACCGTCGCCAAACTTCCAATCAAGGACGATAGCGCGATGATCGATACGACCAACAAGATCAGTGCTACCAAACACTCCAGGCAGAAGATCGCCGAAGCCAACCCGTGTCTCAACCTCGTATACCAGCCGACCGTAGGGATCGATCTCGTCGAGCGCGTCCAAGGCAGGTGCAATCTTCTCATCGTAAAGCTCCTGTGTGAGTAGTTGGTCTTTGTGTTTGTACTGGCCGATGACGACGCCTTGGTCGAGCAGGACGCGGCTGATCACGTCGTGCAGCATCGTGCCGCGATCAGCGTGGACGCTCGACGGCTGCGGCGGCATCTTCTGCACCAGCTTCACCGAGCCGGGGCACGCGATCACGCGCTTGGCGGTAGAGCCGCCGACGATGTTTGAGTGTTGCACTGTACGCTCCTGTAGTTGTTGAGCCACCATCATAGCACGAAAAAAGTTGTTGCGCGAAAGTTTTTTACTCGTTATGATGGCGGCCCAATCAACTGGAGTACCCTATGGACGATGGATTTCAAATCAATGGCCGTGAAGGCTCGAATGTTTTTGTCAACCGCTACGACGAGGACACCGTGTGGCTCAGTCTGTACGTCAGGCACGGCAACGTCGCCACCGTGCTGACGCACGAGCAGGCGAAGGAACTGATTGCTGCACTGCAACAGGTGACCGCATGACCTGGCCGTTCCCACCCTTCCCCAACCCGCTCGACCGGCCCGGCCAGCCCGCCGCGCCGGCTAAGTTCGACCCCACCAAGGACGACCATGAACAAGCCCCGTACTGATGCCAACAGCATTGGAATGAAAGATGACGACGACACCCTGTGCTACCGCTACGAGCTTGAGACGGCGGTGAAGGCCGAGCGCGAGGCAACTGCCAAACGCTGCGCCGACATCGCTGACAAGGCCGAGCCGTACCAAGCAGCCGATCTCATCCGCAAAGCGTTCGGGGTGGACAAGTGAGAGAGTCAACGATCGAGAAGTACTTCGTCGCCCAGGTCAAGGCCGCTGGCGGCGTTGCGTTCAAGTTCGTCAGCCCCTCGAACCGAGGCGTGTCCGACCGCATCGTCTGCCTGCCGGACGGCAGCACATGGTTTGTCGAACTCAAGGCGCCAAGCGGTCGGCTCTCGCCGCTGCAACGGCACTTTCAGTCGGAGATGGCGAGGCTGAACCAGAACTACGCCTGCCTATGGAGCAAAGAGCATGTTGACGAGTGGATTGCCCAGCGCAGTGCTTGAGGCTGGCAACCAACTTTAGTAAATTAACCAGGAGAATAGAAATGGCTTTCAGAATTCAGACGCGCACAATCGAAAACGTAGCCGAAATTTTACGCACGCTAAAAGTGTCGTTTAAGATCATTACGGAAGACGGCGAAGAGTACGGCGACTTGGAAGTAGTCAGGACAAAGAGACGAGCGCGTACAGAAAAGTACGGCCACTTCAGCAAGTACATCCAGCCGTTTATAGAAAATTTGCAGCCCGGCGAAGTCGCGCAGATTCCCATCCAAGACTACGACCGCTCGCGGCTGGGCAGCTCTAGCAGCGCGTTGGCGTGCCGTCTGTGGGGTAGTGGCAGCAACACCTTTTGCACCACCGACACGCACATTGAATTGCTGCGGCTCAAGTGACATGCAACTAAGACCATACCAAGAGCAGGCGGCCGACTTTCTGTACGAGCACGACCGCGCCATGATCCTTGCGCCGGTCGGCGCGGGCAAGACGGCGATCACGCTGACGGCTATCAGCGACATGATCTTCGACAACATCGCGACCAAGTGGCTCGTCATCGCGCCGCTGCGCGTCGCCACCAGCGTCTGGCCGCAGGAGCGGGCTAAGTGGGCTGAGTACCACACCCTAGCCGTGGCCGTGGGCACGCCAGCGCAGCGTAAGGCCGCACTCGACAGCGACGCCAACATCATCGTCACCAACTACGACAACCTCCAGTGGCTGGCCGGGCAAGACTTAAGCACCTTTGACGGCGTGGTGTTCGACGAGTTGACGCGCCTGAAGAACCCGTCCGGCGCCAGGTTCAAGGCGCTGGCTAAGGTGCTCGACTGCCCGATCCGCTGGGGGCTGACCGGCAGCTTCACGAGCAACGGGCTGGAGGACGTCTTCGGTCAGTGCAAGATCATCGACCAGAAGCTGCTGGGCCGCAGCAAGGGCGCGTTCCAGCAGCAGTACTTCTACCTCGTCAACCGCGAGTACGGCGACTGGCAACCGCGCCAAGGCGCGCTGGAACAGGTGATGGAGCGCATCAAGCCGGCTACGTTCGTGCTGGAGCCGGGCGAGTACAAGGACAAGCTGCCGCCGCTGCACACGGTCGAGGTGCGGATCGACCTGCCCGACCGCAAGCCTTACGAGGACATGAAGAAGGACTTCATCGTGCAGTTCCCCGACGCGCAGGCAGTCGCCCAGAACGCGGCGGCGGTGACGCAGAAGCTCTCGCAGATGGCCGCCGGGTTCGTCTACACGCCAGAGCCGGTCTGGTTTAGCAGCCACAAGTTTGACCGGCTCGAAGAACTGCTGGCCGAGAACCAGCAGGCCAACACGATCGTCTTCTACAACTTCATCGAAGAACTCAATGAACTCCAGCGACGCTTTCCTCACGCCCGAACGGTTGACAGCATTGATGACTGGAACGCCGGACGAGTACGCCTGCTATGTCTACACCCCAAGTCCGCCGGACACGGGCTTAACCTCCAGCACGGCGGCCACCACCTCGTCTGGCTCAGTCTGCCTTGGTCCCTCGAACTGTTCGAGCAGGCCAACGGGCGCCTGCACCGATCCGGGCAGCGCCACGCCGTCTGGTGCTACGTGATGCTCGCCAACCAGACGGTGGACGAGAAAATATGGGCCGCGCTGCACGACAAGCGGGCGATCAGCGACATTGCAATGGAGAGTCTGAAATGAACACAACCCAAGAGAAAATACGCTCGACGAAGGCGCAGTTCCGCATCGCCGTCAAGCAGTACAACCAGTCGCAGCGCCTGATGGAGCGACTCAAGAAATCCCTAGACCAACTGGAGAAGAAGCGTGAACTGGAGATCGCTAAATCAAAAACTAAACATGCTAACCGAGGCTGAAGTGCTGGCGTTGCTGGAGGCCGAGCGCCAAGGCGCCAGGCGCGTGACGTTCTTGGAGCGCCTGCACCAGCGGTATACGATGCTGCGTGCAGCGCGAGAACGAGTGGAACTACTGAAGGAGGCTATACGATGAAATCCCGTATTCTTGACCCGAACTTTAAGTACGTGCCGGCAGCGGCGACGAACATTCAGGCAACATGGCGCAAATTTGGATGGAGGCCCGTTAATGAAATGCCCGATCTGCCAAGCGTGGACAGAAGTAGAACGAACAGTCCCGAGGAACGGCGGCGTACACCGATCGCGCGTGTGCGCTAATGAGCACAGATTTTCAACCGAGGAACAGCATGTCCCAACCAACCCTCGCGGCAGGCCCAGACTTCGCAAGCTGGCGCCAGGAGAACCTGGTGAAATTCGCGCAGGAGGCGCACGACCTGATGCAGGCCCAGACTGAGCAGCTTGAGCAGCTACGCCAAGACCTCAAGACGGCGCTGGAGGCGTACCGCAGCCTGCTACGACAGAAATAGCGCCCGCTCGTCCTTGCGGCGTTTGACAAGGCCGGGGAGTTCACGCCCCCCGCCCTTTGTCCATTGCATGAATGCCTCGGCTGCGCCTTCCCAATCGCCACGGTTGGCCTTCATTCGGATGGTGGAGCGCTGAAGATTGCCTAGCCCGAAGTTAAAGGAAATGCTGACCAGAGCGTCAAAAGCGCCTTGGCGGCCAACAACGCCGGGAACAAGTCGTAAAACACCACGTTCAAAACTTGCGACGTCCGCTGCGAATAAGTCGTCGGTTTCTTTCTTCGTCCAGACACGGCTGTCCTCCTGCTTGAGCGGCATCTCCTTACGGATCATGGGGACGTCGTCTTTGGTTCGCATCATCGGCAGGCGAATCTGCTCTTGATACAAGACGTGGCCGTAGCCGATCGTCCAGATATGCGCCGGGCACAGGTACGGGCGGTTGCGGTAGCCCTCATACCTGTGCATCAAGTCAGCGCCGACCTTGCTGAGTTTCACTTCCTGCTCCAAGTCCTTGACCCGAACCAGTAGCCTACGATTGCGCCGAGCATCGACATCTCGTCAGGGCTGAAGATGATGTCCGAGTACCGCAGCACGTCGTCCATGCTCTTGATCATGCCGGGGTTCGTGTACAGGTAGTAGCACAGGAACAGGTTGATCAGCACCAACTCCAGCACAAAGATGTACGTCACGGTCGGGCGCACGGTGCCGACGTAGGAGGCGACCCACTTGTGGGCCCTGTCCAGCACCTTTTCGTCGTGTTGCAGCGCGGCCTCGGTCATCTGCGCCTCAGTCTGCATCATGACCTGCTCGGTGCGAATCTCTTCGATCTTCTGCTGCGCGGCGTACCCCTGGGCGGCCAGAGCCAACTCGCGCTCGTTTTGCATCCGCGCCAGCGCCAACTCGTGCTTCTGGTCGGCCTTGTTTTGGAAGTACTCAAGCAGCTTGGGCAGGCCGCTGATGAGCAGGCCGCCGAGGGTGGAGATGAGTGACAACATTAACGAACTCCTTGTGCAGTTGCTTCCATGATGAACCAGACGGTTGCGCCGATCACGACGAGCACCACCAAGCCGCCGATCAGGAGGACGAACAGTTCGTCCATCTCCTGCTGCCGCTTCTTGGCGGCCTCCTTCTTTCGCCTGGCCGCGTGTGCGGCGTCGGCCTCCATCTTCTGAGCGCGGGCCGCGATGCGCTGCCAGACGTCCATCTTGTTAGACTGGAAGAACAGCATCTTGATCTGGTCTTCAAACTGCTTGGCCTGCTCGATTGCCATCTCCAGTTCAAGCGCCTTGCCCAGCGCCGACCCCTTGAAGCCGCCTTCTTGCGACTTCTGCACGACCTCGATGGCGTCGGCTTTGGCGTCGAAGTACTTGCCCAACACCGGGCCGAGCGACGTCACATCATCGACCGTTGCAGCTACCTTCTTGACAAGCTCGACGGCTGATGAGATCGCTGCAAGGGCGGTGATGGGGTCGAGCATGTTAGCTGCCTTTGAGGTGCCCTGCGACCCAGGTGACGGCGCCGCCAACAGCAGAGGCGATGGTCATGCCCATCCAGAAGCCGCCCTTGCCCTTGTTGGCGAGCGCGAGCAACTCCTCGATCTGACGTTCCATCTTGTCGATCTTTTTGTCCATGTCCTGCACGCGCTGCCACATGGCGCCGTACCGCACCGGATCGATTTCTCCCGGCTCCATACGCTTACGGCATCAACGCCTTGAGTTGCTCAGGCGTCTGTGCTGCGTCCATCTGGGTTTGCATGGCGGCGTACTTGTCACGGATGGCCTGGCGCGCAGCCTCGGCCGCAGCGGCCTCGCTGGGGATGGTGGCCTTGACGTCCAGCGGCGCGAACTCAGCAGCGCGGGCGGCGCGGCGAGCGTCGTGGGCGATAGCCTTCGCCTTGTTGATGTCGATTACGATGCCCATGACCATGCTCCTCGGAAAGTGCGATCAGACGGAATGTCAGCGACATCCACGATTTTGAACGGGCGGGATGTTGAAGAAACAATGGAATTCTCCGGACCACGCACCACAATAGGCGGTACGTCCTTGGCCGCGATCTGTTCAATCGTCAGGCCGCACTCGGCAGCAGGCACAATGACGGACACGCCGCCGTCGTCGTTGGGGTAGATGATGCGTTGGTTCATGATTGCTCCTGATTAACGGAAGACTGAAATACACACCGCCGCTTCATCATTAAAAGTTCCTGCGGTTCTTGTGGCAATTCTCACAGCGCTTGTTGTTGGTGTTGCTCCAGCACCAACATTTACTGTTGCATAGTTATACCCCGATCCCCACCCACCAGTAACTCCAACAACACTGTAATTCGCATCTGGCAGCGCCGTCGTAAAGTTCACCGTGTAGTCACCCGTGCCGTTATCTGTGATGCTCGTCACGTTGCCAGACGCACGAATCGCAACAGTGCCGGTGCCGTTGAAGTTGACCCATGCACGGCAGGGGTAGATGGGCGCAGTGCCCGACACCGTGGCGAACTGCGCCGAGTTGATGTTGGGCGTCGTGAACGTGGGGTTGGCAACCGTCGTCGCCAGCGTCGCAGCGCCTGTGATGATCCCGTTACCGTCTATCGTGATTGGCATGGCTAGTCCTTAGCGGTGGATGGCGGCGCAGATTGCAGGTTGGTCAATCAAAGACCCACCCGCATCACTCGCGATAACTCGAAGGGATGTTGTTGCAGAACCACCATTTCTTGCAGACACGGTTCTGGCAACAGTTGTGAGGTTACTTTCAGAGGTTAAGGTGTACCCATAATTCGCATCCGGCATCGCAGTTGTAAAGTTCACCGTGTAGTCACCAGTACCGTTGTCGGTGATCGAAGTCACGTTGCCGCTGGCCCGGATCGCCACGGTGCTCGTGCCGTTAAAATTGACCCATGCGCGGGCGGCATACACAGGGGCCGTACCCTCGTTGCCCAGCGCCGGGGCGCTGTTGCGGTACCAGGTGGTGTTGGCTTGGCGGTACACGAAGCTCATGGCGCTGTTGGCGGCCATCAGCGACACCTGAGTGCCGCCGATCGACTGGCCCGTGTTGCCGGCGATCGTGAGCGCCGTGATCTGCTGCGTTGTGGTGATGGTGATCACCATGCCGTCAGCCGGGGAGCCTGGCATCGTGATCGTGCCCGTCGCCAGCGTGCCGGCGGGCTCCGCGATCAGGGTCGTGGTGCCCGAGGCGAAGGTGTACGAGAAGCCCGTCGTCAGGACTTGGAAGTCATACGACTGCAAGACACCGTTGTTTCCGTCAATTTTTGTTGGCATGGTGTTTACTCGTACAAAATGTTGATGGAGCCAGCGTCGAAGGTGTCAGTGCCGTTAGTCGTTGTTATACGAACTTGAGTTAATGTATCCGATAATGTTTTTGAAGAAGCCGAATTTATGGTAATTACTGTACTAGATAATGAGCCGTTAAAAGTCATTGACCACGTATTACTTCCCATACTTGCTAGTACAGCTTGTCCATGTAAGACATCCGTTGCTAAGGGATTTGCTTGAAGTCCCATTCCAGCAGTAGATGCTGCTGTCACTGGGTTTCCTCCATTTCTAATCCAAGAAGAAGAACCTAAATAACCTGTATTTTCAATACCTCCAGCGTCCCCAATTTGAACAAGCGGAATACTGGTTCCATTCGTGCTCACCCCATTGAACATCACCGTAATCCGCTTCACCCACGATGGAATGCCGGTGAAGTCAATCGACGTACCAGACGTCGATGCCTGTGAAGTGCCCGAGACGATCGAGCCGTTGATGCCGTTGACCACCACGGTGCCCGTGCCCGCAGGCATCGTGGCCGTGAAGCTGCTCGCGGTGGCTGGCGGGTTGATCTCAACCGAACCGCCGCTTGCCGAAACTAATTTAACGCCCATGACGGCTCCTTAAACGATAGACCAGACGCTGGTGGACGGCACGGTCACGGTGATGCTGTCAGCAACCGAGATGGGGCCGAAGGTGCCGGCGTTCTTGTCAGCGGGGATGGTGTAGTTCTGCGTCACGGTCAAGCTGTTCTCGAAGAACACCGTGTCGGAGCCGCCGCCCGTCGCACCGCCGCCCAGAGCGCCCCACGCGCCGTTGTAGCCCTCGAACTTGGTCGTGGTGCTATTGTAGCGAACCATGCCCTCCTCGGGGCTTGCTGGCCGCTCGCCTGTGGTGCCGACGTTGATGATCGCAGCGCCCGTGCCCTCAAGGGTCATCAGGTCCACGACGTTCAAGTTGGTGAAGGTGCCTACGTTCGGGATGTCGCTGCCGATGGGCGGGGGCGAAGCGAACGAGTTGGCGGTAGCCGGCACCGACACGTAATCGACCGTGAACAGAGGCACGTTGGCGGCCGTGGTCAGGGTGTACTTGTACGTGATCGAGTCGGTCAGCCACACGTTGGCCTGCCCGGCCGAGTCCAAGATGATCGGGTTGGTGTTTAGGGTGTTTTGGGTGTGGTCCGTGTACGTGGCGATCGGCGTGGTCGTGCCCGCCGCGTAGGTGAACAGCTTGCCACCGACAAGAGGCAACCCATCAGTCCCGAAAAACTGTAGCTTTGGCGGCGGAGAGAGTGAGGCCATGTCTTAGTCCTTGGTGGATTCTAGCTAATTGCGGTCAGCGCGCAAGGGCGTTTGTGTTGTCGCCGCCGCGCAGGCGATTGCGGATAGCTTCGCGGGTCTTCGGCCCCTGCTGCTTGCCCGACACGTCGGGTCGGGGCGCCTGCATGATTTCGTCTAGCATTTCAGCCGTGTCCAACATCTTGTCGCGGTTGATAGCGGCAGCTCGCTTGGCTTGCGCGCTTACGTCACGCTTAGACTGCTCGTCAAACATTGCCGCTTTTTCACGAGCCTTCTGCGCCGTCTCTGCCACCCACTGGCGGTCCATCATCTTGGCGGCGATGGCCTTGTCGTTGAGCGACTTAAAGCCTGGTGCAACTTCAGCCAGATCAACTTTGGTCTTGCTCCAAGCCACCTTTTCCGCAGCGGTCATGTCGAACATGCGCCCGGCAGTGGCCTTGTCGGCGGCCGACTTAAGCGACGAGCCAAAGTCTTGGAACGTAGCCGGCGTCGCCCCAGGCAAGCCTTGGCTTTCAGTGCGAAAGCGCCCGGTGACCGGGTCAAACTCAAGAATAGTCTCGCCAGCAGTCGGCCGCCGCGCTGCTGCTTCGGCTGCGGCCTGCTGCGCCTCAGCCTGCTGACCCATTGTGCGAGACAGCGCAGCGCGCCGCGCATCTTCTATGCGTAAAGCGCCCATTTGACCGCCAACTGGGCCTTGTGCCATTCCTATCTGGGCCGGGCCGGAGACAAAATCTGACGTGGTAACGCGCGGGCCGTATTGCTCAGGCACCATGACAAAGTTGGGCGGCACGAACGTTTCTTGCGAGTAGTTGTACGGCACAAGCGCGTTCGGGCCGTACCGCACCTCGCCGGGCGTGGCGCCCATCGGCACAGGCCGATAGTCGGGCGGCATAGCGTTCGCCCGCTGGTACGCAGGCGAAGCTATCTGTTTGGCCGAGCGAGCGCCCGCAGTAGCGCCAAGGGCCATGCCGGCAGCAGTTCCGGCCAGCGCGGCAACAGGCCCAAGCGGCGCAAGAATCGCCCCGCCAATCGCCGCGCCAGCGCCGCCGCGCGTAATCCTAGGCAGACCTTTTATTTGTACAGGCGTCAACGTAAAATAGTCCGGGAACATAGCGGCGGGCCTGGCAATATCAGCGCCGACGCCAGTCATAGAACCTTTGCGTTCCTCAAACAACTTTGCGTACACTTGCGGGTCAATCTTTTGCAGCCCGTAATTGATCGCGCGCTCGTGGTCGTAAATTTGAGCAATGCGAGTGCGGGCTTTTTTAAAGTTGCTTAGCATTTGCGGCGACGTAGCGTTAGCGTCAATCACGTCCTCAAGAATGTTTGCAATACCCATCTGCGTATCGGCCCTGGCGATAGCAAGTGGATCAGGGTTGACTTTTTGCGCCCGGTAAATGACTTGAGCATCTCTACGCAAAGACCGAATGTCGTCCAGCACTGCGGCGCCGCTGCGGCCAACAACAATTGAACCCCCACCGACACCCGAAAAAGGCCCGGCGGTAGTCTGCTGTAGCTTTGCTATGGCCTCGTCAATCAAGCTATTGATTGCGGCGGTCTTTGTTTCGCCGCCGATAGGAGCCTGCTGTTTGAGCGCCGTCAATGCGTCAATTGATTCTTTAGGTGCATTCAGCGCCGCTATCCTGCGAATCGGCTCGTACGGCGCGCTAGCTTCATCCAACGCCCGCGAAATGGGGCTGTTCGGGTTTAGTTTTCCGGTAACTTCATCAACTTCAGGAATAAGCCTTTCCGTAGGTTTTACGCCGAGGTCTTTGCGAACGGCGTTGGTCACTGCAACTTCGTTGTCTCTTACCAAACGCTGCTCAAGCTCCGGCCCAGCCAATTTACCTTTTAGGACATTTCCTGGTGTAGGGTTAGAGATTGCTGGCGGCACCGCCGCGCCGATCCTTTGGGCCGATTGCACGGCATCGATCATTGGTGCGTTGGCGTAGCTTTGTGCGACGCGCTGCTGTTGCACGCGCTGCTGACGCGCTTCAATCGGCGCGGTAACGAGAGGCGCGGCCTGCCGTGCGGCTGAAGTTGCTCGGCTCAAATCGCTAAGCACGTTAAACGGCACACCTTGAATGCCGGTGCTTGCCAAAGCGTTGCTAATTGCTTGCGTTTGCGCCTGCGCTGTGGGGCTAAGAGCAGGCTGGAAAAACTGCTGCACGCGCCGGCCAGTGGCCTCGCCGGCTCGAATGCCTTCTTGCGTACCAAATTTGCCGCTCGCAAGCGTGCCGATTATTTTTGCGCCCTCAACAATCGGCGCTGTGACGGTGCTGGTGCCTAGGGCTACCGCCGTCTCTACGGGCGCAAGCAGCCGTTCGGTAAACGACGCGGGTGCAGTTGAAACCGGCGCAACAGCCGCAGGCACGGCGCCTCCATAGCCGGGAATCCGGTCAGCAGCAGTGCCCGTCCGGCGCGGAGGAGGGATGCTATCAGCGGGCTTTAGGCCAATTTTTGCGTCAAAATCCGCTCGCGGTAAGTCCGAATAAAACTTCTTGTACAGCGCGTCAGCCAACGCCGCATCCGGCAAGTCGGAGTACTGAGGGTATTGGGTGCGGATTTGAGCAAGTGTTGCCATTATCGAATCCCCAACGGATCAGCCCCGCCAGCGCCAGCGCCGCCGCCACCGCGCTGCGAGCGGTACTCGTAAGTTTCATCAAACGCCGTGCGAACTCGTGTTTGCGACGAGCGGATTTCGTCAATCAAATCGTTGATGCCTTGCTGGACATCCGCGATATTTTGTGTGCGGTCAAGGCCGCCCACAATGGATTTCTCAAGTCGGCGCCCTTCCTCGTTTGAGACGTTGCCCAGCGCGCCGCCCGTTTTAGACGCCTCGCGCATGTCTTGCAGCGCCTGAAAGCCGCCTTTAGCAAAAATCTTGTCGTACAAGGCTTGCGCCCGGCTGCCTTCGCGGGTCACGCTGGGTGTGCGGCCAAAGATGGGGCCGGTTATCTGGTTTAGGCCAGGATCATCTCGAAGCCTTTCAAGCTCCGTAATAAACTGATCGGATTTAGACTGAAACCCACTGACAGATTGCTTAGCCTGCGGAAACGCAGCCTCGCGTTTTTGAATCTCTCTTGGCGATAGATCAGTACCCATGCCTGCGGGCGTCATGCGGTTACGCAATGCTTCCTCGCGGCTTACAAACACAGCTTGCCCAGTTCTTGGGTCAATGACTTTTTCAAGCGGCGGTACAGGCGGCGGCGTAACTGATCGACCAGCCCTAGCAATTTCACGCTTGTAATCAAACAAGGTGCCTTTAAAGCCTTGTTTTTGCACTGCGTATTCGTACTGGCGAATTATTGGGTCGCTTTGGCCGGAAATTTGTGCAATAGAACTTAACCGCGCCACGATACGTGGATCAGAGTCCGGCGCGCCGGTTTTTTTGATGTCTGCAATCTCACGCTCTAAGTCGGCGATATTTGATGGCTTAGGCGGTGCTTCCGGCACCGTAGCAACTACTCTACCGCTGGAGTCGTAAATAACTGAGCCGGGCGAAGCAGTGATGCGTTTAGCCATCAAAGCAATGTCCGCGTCCAAAGACTTAGCGGCTTGTAGCGCGCGAGGAGTTCCAAGCGCGATAAGCTGATCTCGTTTAGCGCGAAGTGCGGCAGTAGGGTCTACGGCCGCAGCAGCGCCAGCAGAAGCTAACTGGTTGACGTTTTCTGGCGGCGTAGCGCCCTGCTGAGCGGCCAGCACGTTGGCAGCGGGTGCGGCAGCGGGTGCGGCAGCGGGTGCGGCAGCAGCAGGAGCCATCCTAATGCCAAGAGCCTCCATGTCACGGCGAAACTGACCGGCCATGTCACTTTGAGCTGGCGGCTGGATGTTGAACTCAGGAGCGTCTACGTTAACGCCTTGCGCTCTTAGAGCGTCGCGGAATTGATTGCGAGCCGTAGCGTACTCTTCGCGGCTAATTCCTCTAGATTGCTGTTGTTGTTGGTCAGCAAGCCGGGGGAACATGCCGGCTGGCAGGTAGTTATTGGCTTCAAAGAATTTAGCCGCTTCATCGCCGTATTCATTGAAAATTTCCTGAGCTATGCCAGACCTTGGTACGGCGGGCGCCGGAGCCGGAGCAGCCGGGGCGGCGGCAGCGGCGGGTGCCGGAGCCGGAGCAGCAGGGGCGCCGCCGCCCAAAATGGCGCCGGGTGCAGACGCAGGCGCAGCAGGGGCGCCGCCACCCATAATTCTTTGGAAGGCGTCTAGCTCATCCAAATCTTTTTCTAGCGTCAAACCAAATTGCATAAATTCTGGGACGCCTGACTGCATATACGCTCTTGCGATTTGGCGGCGGTCAGTCGGGCCGCCGTTCTTTGCCGCTACGGCTTGAATTTGGCTTATGGCTCGGTCTTTTCGGCGCAAGGATTCAAGTTGCACGTCCGCGACTTCAGCCTGACGCTGGCCGCCCATGATGCTTTGAAGCTGCGCGTACTCGGCCAGCGCGTTACGCGGCTGGTACTCCGTCGTAGGACGGTACGACATCGCGATCTGAGGGTTGACAAGTGCCATGATCAGTCCTTATCCAAACACACCGTAGCCACGAA